AAAAAGCAATCAGAAATGCCCCTAAAGTTAACTTCTCCGCTAGTGGCTACGCCAGAGGTCTACGGACTTTTATAGAGGCTAATGTTACTGCCATTCATGCCGTTGAATTTTCCATTCATTACACACCAAACGCCATTCATAAAGGTAAAAACCCCATTCATGGATTTGCTGGTACGTGTGATTGCATGGTAGACATCCAAGGTGAAGGGCCATTCATAGTTGATTGGAAAACCAGCCAGAATAAAAGGACAGAGGAAATGTATGAAAGCTATAAAGATCAACTTGGAGCGTACTCACTAGGACTCACCCGCCTTACTGACATTCAACCCAAAGGAGCTGTTGTTGTATGTGCTAGAAGATCGGGTGAACCTGACGTTAAATTTTTGAATGATATACAGCTAAAACATCATCAACAAAATTATCTGGAACGTTTCAGTCAATATTTGGGATCGTTAGACCTAGACGATTAAATTTATAATTTATGTCATTCATTGCGTGATTTTTAGTAGGAAAAGGGCCATTCATACGGGAAATTTGCCATTCATAGCCTCTGGCTCGTATCAGCCCTTGAATCTCTTCCATTTCCCATGGTGAAGTTTCCAGCTCCCAATAAAATCCTGGCTCGAATTTTGTATGAAAATTTTCGGGCCTGGTCATATCGACGCAAGCCCTCGAATCGGAGTAATAAATTTTTACTTTTTTCATAGGTGTAAGGAATTTCTTTGAGATGGTGAAAGACTTGGATGATTTTTGAAATATTCTTCAGATATATGATCTTCATACATCTGTTCCATTTCATCATCTGTTGGTTCGTATTCCTCAAGTTCCAATGACTCAAGGAATAATTCTTCTTTAGGGTCCATTAGTAAGCCTCCAATAAATTTTCATCGGAGAGATAGATATATATCTCTCCAAATTTTTTACAAAGTTCTGTAAGTTTGGTTGCCATTGGTTCGTGCCAATCTCCATCCCAAAAACCAGCCCCATGTCCATTTCTTGTGAGAATAAAATCATGGGCTACACAGTCCCATATATATTGAGAACTGTGAGAGTCGAAAATAGTTTTTCTGTGTTCTATTGGATCGAATCCAATTTCTAGTAT